ATCCAGTATCATCTCATCGTGCATGCGGATAGTCTCGTGAAAGGAATGGTTGAGGGCGGGGATTTCCAGGACGAATTCGGTAAACTCGGTGACCTGGCCACGGTCCACCTCGGCATACTTACCCATGTATTCCTCGCCCGGCTCACCCTCCTGCATGATGCGGAACGTTCCGGTGTGGTAGCAGCGGACCACAAACTCCTTGGGGGATCCTTCTGGTTTTCCAGCGGTAAGGCGGATGGCCAGGTTGATTGCGTCTTCGTATGTCATGATTCTCTCCTTTGGTTGAGGGGGGCGGTCAACCCCCCGGTTTTTGATTGATTATTTGTATGCGGGTGTGCAGGCCACGAAAAGTATTGTCCCTCCGGCGGGAAACTCCATGGCAATGCTGTGGTTTTCGATGTTGTAAATATCCTTCAGGCTGCCGTCGTTCATTCTCCACTTACGAACACTGACGCATTCGTAGCACGCCCTAAAATTGCAGCCATCCCTGTTGAATTCATACTTCCTGATGCATTCGGCAACGGCTTCCTCGAAGGTGTCGTGTGTGTATTTGAAGTCGCTCATGATTCTCTCCTTGGTTGAAGGGGTGGTTGGCCCCGATGAATTCAATGTAACTCCCTTTAATTCGAAAATCAACAACCGCTCGTCGGGTGGACACGGCGGGCTTTTTTATGCTATAATAGACTGACAAAAAGGGGGCGGGAATGAAGAATATCAGCGTGGGATTGAAGAATCACCTGGCCGGAGAAACCACAACCCTGGCCACGCTCTGGAAGATCACCAGGGCCGATGGCCAGATATTCGGATTCACGGACCACGACACAGACATTGTATACGCCGGGCTTGCATATGAGGCGGCGACCGGATTCACCCCCTCGGCCATCGAAACCACCTCCCAGTTCAACGTCGATAACCTGGAAATGCAGGGTCTTATCTCATCTGAAACGATCACGGAGGACGATCTACGGGCCGGCAGGTGGGATTACGCCCTGGTCGAGGTGATGAAGATCAACTATGCCGACACCTCCCAGGGGGTCATGTATGAGAGAAAGGGCCGGCTCGGGGAGATTCAGACGGGCCGCGTCGCATTCACCGCGGAGCTTCGTGGCCTCACCCAGAACCTCCAACAGGAGGTCGGACGCATATACATGCCCGTATGCACAGCCGACCTGGGGGACGCCAAGTGCGGCATCAACCTGGCATCGTTCACAGTTTCCGGCGCCGTCACCACCGCCGTCAGCCTGCAGCAGTTCAACGACTCTTCCCGCGTTGAGGCGGACAACCATTTCAAGCACGGCCTTCTCACGTTTACCAGCGGCCTCAACAACGGCCTTAAAATGGAGGTCAAGGCAAACGGTGCCGCCGGCCTCATCACTTTGCAACAGGCCATGCCTTATGCTATAAATGTGGGTGACACATACACGATGTATGCGGGATGCGATAAGACTCACGCCACCTGCATAGCCAAGTTCAACAATGTGGTCAACTTCCGGGGCTTCCCATTCATCCCTGGCCGGGACCGCGTCCTTTCGGGCAAGTCATGAAAAGAACCGAATTCGTCGAGAAGGTGCGCTCATACATTGGAACACCCTTCCACCACCAGGGCAGGCTGCCAGGCGTGGGGCTGGACTGCGCGGGGCTCGTCGTGGCCGCGGCCAGGGAATTGGGCGGGGAAGTCAAGGACGCCAACGTTTACCGCAGGACGCCGGACCACACCATTTTTTTGGCCCACATCCGCGAATCCTGCGATGATATAGGGTTTGACGACCTTCTCCCAGGGGATCTGGTTGTTTTCAACTTCCAGGGCAACCCACAGCACATCGGCGTAATAACGGGGACCAACCCCCTCATGCTCACGCACGCATACGCCCAGCTCCGAAAGGTGGTGGAGCACGGCCTGGACGCATCGTGGAAGGCCAGGGTATCATACTGTTTTAGGATTCGGGGGATCGAATAATGGCGTCACTTGTCCTAGGCGTTGCAGGAGCGTATCTCGGGCCGGCGGCGTTCGGGATATCCGCATCAATGGGGTGGTCCATCGGATCCATGCTCGGCAACCTTCTCTCCCCCCAGGAAGGACCCACCCAGGAAGGCCCCCGCCTCACGGATCTGCGCGCGCAATCATCCGCCTACGGCCAGGCCGTTCCCATCACATACGGAACAGTGCGCGTTGCCGGCAACATCATATGGTCCACAGATATCCAGGAGACCCGCAACGAAGAGGAAGTGGGCGGTGGCAAGGGGGGCGGGCCAACTGCAACCCAGGTGACCTACACTTACCGCGTATCGTGCGCCGTCGCCATGTGCGAGGGGGAGATTGACGGTGTCCGTCGCATATGGATGAACAATGAGATAGTGTATGACGGGGGGTCCAGTGACCCGGGAACGGCCATTGCGGGGGCTTCATTTGCAGGTAACTGGCGTGTCTACCATGGGTCAGAGGACCAGCAGCCTGACGCCCTAATACAGTCTTACGAGGGGGCGGGCAACACTCCCGCATTCCGTTCCACCGCATACATGGTATTCGAGGATCTGCAACTGGCCAAATTCGGAAACAGGACACCGAATATTGAAATGGAAGTCGTCAAGGTTGGAAACGAGCAGCCCTTCCGCATTCTCAAAGAGAAGGTCGTTGAACCTGTGCCGCAACTGTATAATCCGTGGATAACGGACGTCTATTCAACCGGATTCAGGGTCCGCCCGTCCAACGTCACCGTTCTTTATGATGGATTTCCGGATGGAATTCAAATAAACGTCGCAGACCGTGACAGGGCAAACGCAGAACAAAAATGCTATTACTACGATTTTGACGGTAACATCCAGGGATCCGAGGCCACCTCTCGTATTGAGATCATAAAGACCGGAAACATCATACCTGACAAGGCCATTTATCCAGATGGTGACAGTATATACATGGGATCGTTTGACGGATATCCGGCTGAATGGGGATATCAAAACGTTTACTACCGTGGAAGATATGCGGCCGGCGGGGCTGTTTTCCAGCATGACCCCTCTTATGACCACACAAACAAATTCTACGAACTGGGTGGTGCATACACAAACGTGCCCCTTATAAACATGGGTGGAGGCGTCCAGTTCTACACCCCATATAGCAGGAAACTTGACAATCTATTCCCGAGAAGCGAGGGGTTTAGGGGATGCTTTTTCTCATCCGATGGACTGTCAATGTATGTTCTGACATGCACTCAGGATGGAACCAATCCTGTTGGAAATTATCCGACAGACAAATGGTATGAGATAAAACTAAACGGTCCTTTTGATCCGTATATCGCAAGAAGCGGAACAACGGAAGTGAATGCCGATTCAATCGGGTTCGGGGCTTCTTCCCCGAGATATGCCGGTGCTGATGAACTCGGTGACAGATGGGGTATTTTTTACGGGGGCAACACGGCCGCCTTCTTGGGTGTGTCACGCATGGTTGTGGAACCGGACAACGTTCATGTGATGTGGCTGGGTGGCAATCAGGGTTCTCCAAAAGTCGGATACTGGGCTTTTGAAGGAAATAAACTTGTTGCAAAAAATTGCCTCACATTAAGAACAACAGAATTGGGCCTGAATGGGTTTTCCGTATACAACACAATGAACGGAAGGCCATGGGCCACCAATGGCATAGGCGTGTGGATTACCGGTCTGGGAGGGTCACAAGGAGGGAACTCAAAGATAATCGTGGCTACACGCAATCCGGGAGTAACAGGAGGATCGGTCACGCTCCGTTCCATCGTTGAAGACCTTTGCCAGCGTGCCGGGCTGTCTCTTTTTGAGATTGACGCCACGCAATTGACCGATTCGGTAAATGGATATGTTGTCCCCAATCGCATGTCAATACGAGGTGCCCTGGAGCCATTGCAGGCCGCCTTCTTCTTTGATGCCGTGGAAACTGATGGCATTCTCAAATTCGTCAAGCGCGGAGGATCATCCGTAGTAACGATAAATCATGACGAACTAGCCGCAACAGATGGAGAGATGGGCGAGTTGCCGGACATTATCCACCGCACCAGACTGCAGGAAATGGAACTCCCCCGCGAACTCACGGTAAATTACTGGTCATTAAACGGAGACTATGCCCCGGGAACACAATACGAGCGCCGTCTCATCACATCAGCGGTCAACTCCCGTGGATTTGACATGCCGATCGTATTTGACGATGCAAAAGCACGCCAGGTCGTTGCCGTAAACATGTTTGCGGCATGGCAAGGTCGGGAAGTTCTCTCATTCCAGACGACGAACAAGTATGCCCATGTCAATCCCACGGACGTAGTCACTGTTGACAACGGGACGATCACCTTCCTGGCCAGGATTACCAAGAGATCGGAAGGCGGGAACGGAATCGTTCAGTTTGAGGCGGTGGAAGAGAATCCGACAATATACACGCAAACGGCGGAGGCGGGAACAGTTTTGCCAGGGTCGCAATCCGTGTCATTGCCAGCTCCAACCATCTTCCAGGTAATAAACGTCCCCCCTCTTCGTGACGGAGATGGAAACAATCCAGTCGTGTATGCCGCCGGAGCCGGAGTTGATGCCAACTGGAACGGTGCTGCTGTTGTCAAATCGATTGACAACGGGATGAATTTCACAGACACGACGGTCAGCATAGACAAAATATCAATCATGGGTTCATATGTTGATCCAACCGACACCAGCATTGGTTTGGCGCAGTGGACCGGTGGAGATGTTTTTGACGAGAAAAACGTTTGCCGTGTAAGCGTCTACGGGGGCACCCTTTCCAGCAAAACGGAAGCGGAAGTCTTGAACGGGGCAAACACATGCCTCATAGGAAACGAAATCCTCCAATTCAAGAACGCAACACTTGTGAGCGCCAACACATACGATCTGACCGGCCTGTTGAGGGAAAGACTGGGGACGTCGTCTGCCGGACACACAAAATCAGACTCATTCCTTATGCTTGATAAAAACACGACAAGGGCAATCAGTCTTGATTCGAGCATGATAAATGCCGATCTGCAATTCAGGGCGGTAACCTTTGGAACATCGATCAGGGCGGCAAGAACGGTTCTGATTGACGACTATGCCCCCAACAATCTCAAGCCCCTTGCTCCGGTTGAACTGCGAGCAGTCAAACTCGGACCCCAGGGAACAGGAGATCTTTCTCTGTCATGGAAGAGGCGTGCAAGGATAAATGCGGCATGGATAAACAATTCAGACGTGCCCCTTGATGAGACTACTGAATCATACGATATTGAGATATGGACAACCAACGGTGTCACGTTGAAAAGGACATTTTCAGCCAATACAACGACGTCCGTCACATACACCCAGGCAATGCAGGTGACAGACTGGGGCAATCACGCAGAGGGCGCTTCAATAGCATTCATGTTCAAGGTTTATCAGAACAGCAGCAAGGCCGGCGTTGGACGTGGACAAGTTGCCACAAAAACTGTATCATTTACAACATCCGATCTCACTGTTGATCCGAACGGCTAAACGGGGGCAAAATGGCAGACTCATCCAGCAACATAGACCTGATTTCATCGTCGCAAGCCCAAAAGGAAGTGACGGCCAACGGCTTTTTTGATGCCGCATCCAATGCCGCCCTTTTTGGCCGCCGCGCATCCACCACCACGGGCCTTACATTTGGTCTTTACGGGGGCAAGATACTCCTGGACGGGGTGATAACCGCAATAAGCAACACCACCGCCCTCCTGACGGCAAACACGACGAATTACCTGGAAGCCAATCCAACGACGGGGGCCATCACCGCCAACACGTCTGGATTCACCACTGGGGCGATACCGTTATACCAGGTCGTCACCGGCCCGTCCACGATCACCTCATACACGGACAAGAGGGCATTCGTCGTGCCCATGGCCAGCCCATCCCTTTCCAAGTCCACAACGGGCGGCACAACCACCCTCACCGATGCGGAAAACAATTCGGATATCATCAAGATAACCGGGACACTGGTTTCCAATGCGATAATCATCCTCAAAAACGTCAAAAGGTCGTTCATCGTTGAGAACAATACGACGGGCAATTTCACCGTCCAGTTCAAGACTGCGGCAGGAACCGGGCCTGTGATTGCGCAGGGGCGCCGGGCAATCGTCTATGTTGATGGCACAAATGCGATTCTTGCCACCTGGGATCGTGACCAATACGTCAGGATATCCAAGAGCGTGGCAGGCGGCTCCAACGTCACCCTTTCCACCCTGGAGGCGGAATATAACATCATCGAGTTGACCGGCATTATTACCGCCAACATCAACGTCATAGTGCCCGCAATCAACCGCCCGTGGATCTTCAACAACGCCACTACGGGTGCCTTCACGGTAACGGTTAAGACGGCGGCCGGAACGGGCGTGGAAGTTACACAGGGGATGCGGGCTTTTTTGTATGCCGATTCGACCAATGTGCTGGACGTTTCCTCCGGGGGTGGAGGGGCGGGAGGGCTAAATTGGCTGGGCGCATACAGTGGGGCAACGCAATATGCCATAGATGATGCCGTTTCATACAATGGATCATCATACATTGCCAAGGCGGTTCCGCCCCTGGCCACCGTCCCCACAAATGCGACATACTGGGATGTTTTGGCTGCCAAGGGAGATGCTGGAACAAACGGAACAAACGGAACGAATGGTGACATAGTATGGAAGGGAGCGTATAGCGGAGCAACAGCCTACGTCGTCAACGATACAGTCGAATACCAGGGATCATCATACGTATGCGTCTCCCCAACCACTGGCAACGCCCCACCCAACCTGACATACTGGAATCTGGTGGCAGCCAAGGGAACGGATGGAGCGGGCGGTGCAACGGTTGGCGATGCAATCGCCTTTGCAATAGTTTTCGGAGGATAAAAAATGGCTAACGTTTTCAAGAATGCTTTCCTGGCTGCAACGGCATCGTTTTCAACGATATACACCGCCCCGGCCGCCACCACCTCACAGGTTTACAAGCTCTCCGCCGCAAACATCGACGGGGTGGCCACGGTCACCGTTTCCGTGCGCGTAAGGGATTCATCCGGAGCGGTCTCTTATTACCTGATAAAAGACGCGGAGATACCGATCAAGTCATCCCTGGAAATAGTCCAAAAGCCGATCTGTCTTGAGACTGGCGATTACATCGAGGCTCTGGCCGGGGCTACATCGGACGTTGAAATCATAGCATCAATCCTGGAGATGTCATGAGCAATGGCGGGTTGATCGGGAAAAAGAGAATAGCCACGCTCTCATCTGCGAGCGGGATATGGCTTCCCAATGAGCATCATGATGAAAAATTGAATGCAAGCTGGCCAAACACTGGGCAATTGGCAACCCTTTTTCATTTCGACGGAAGCGGAACAATATCATCAATAAATGATGAACTTGTCCAGGCATGGACGCCAAGCGGAAGCCCAACATACGACACGACAAACAAGCAGTTTGGATCGTCCTCCATTCTTTTCGCTTCTGCCTCTTCGCAATACATAAGTCGTGCATTCGGAACGGGAAGCCTTTTCGATCTTCAAGGTTTTGATTATTGTTTCGAATTTTGGATAAAGACAACGCAGACAGCATCCAATGCAACAATAATAGCAAATACAAATGCTGGATTTGTGGCAGGGGAATGGACTTTGTTGATAAACAATACTGCCAACGAATTGAGTGTATTTGCCGCATCTTTTAACTCCGGAAGTCCTCTTCTTGTTACAAGCGGATCATCCATAAACGATGGGTCGTGGCACCACGTGGCATGGAACCGCATCGGATCGGCACATAAGATATACGTCGATGGAGTGCAAAAAGCGTCCGCCACCTCTTCATTTACGAACTCATCCGTATCAAAGACGGTAAACATAGGTAGAGATCAGTCGTTTGGTAGATATTTGAGCGCAAACATAGACGAACTACGTGTCACCATTGGAAGTGGTGTCTATTCTTCAGCATTCACGCCTCCGTCCGCTCCGTTCTGATTTGATTTACTACTTCATACCGGCTATAATCTGGTAAACAACGCCATGGAGATGCATCATGCCGGACAATGAACTTGGGGATATCAAGGGCCGCCTGGGAGAATTGAAAGGACGGCTTGATTCGGTGGAGAAGAGGGTGGATGGCGTGGAACAGAAACTCTATTCTGAAATGAAAGAGATCCGTCAGGAAATATCAAAGAACGCAGAAAAGAATGCCGATTCTTTCAAAGAGATAAACGAGAAGTTTGACATTTTTGGCGACCGTCTTCTCGAGCATATGGTTGCAGAAGAATCAACTTTTAAGACCATGAAAAAGGTCTTCATGATAGCCGGATCAATCATCACCTCCCTGGCCACCGCAGGCGGCTGGCTGTGGTCTGAAATCAACCACGCGCAGCCAAAAGAAATCGTCAAGCCAAAATAAGACGGACGGTTAAAAAGTAAATTGACCAACCGCCCGTCCGTTTGCTAAACTCTCCCCAGTGGATAAACCGTCCACATCAACCAAGGAGAGACAAATGGCTTACGAAGACAAGGTGGCAGCCCTCATTTCCGCCCTTAAGCGCAGCGGTGACAATTCAGCCGCAGCCGCCAAGGAAATCGGCATAAACGATAAGATGGCCCAGCGGTATCGCAAACAGGCGATAGAAGAGGGCCTTTACGTTCCCAACAGGAATCCCCAGCCGGACGCCCAGGACGTCGAGTTTTCCCACGGGGCTGCAAAAGACAAGTCCAAACTCAAGGACGCCATCGCCAAGACCAAGTTGCTCGAGCAGCAACTCATGCAAAAGTCCGAAGAGATGGAGGCCATTGATGAGGTAAGGGCCGCCCTTTCCAACCGCCCAAATCCCACATGGATGACCGATTATAAGAAGGCCAAGGGGGTTGTGGGAATACCCACCCTCTTCATATCCGACGTTCACTGCGGGGAGGTTGTGCGCCCGGAAGAGATACATGGCATCAACGAATACAATGCCAACATCTGCGTTGAGCGCCTGGAACACGTCACCCGCAGGTCCGTGGACCTGATTCAGAACCACCTGGTGGGGGGCGGAAACCTGCCAGGAATATGCCTTCTCCTGGGCGGTGACATGGTGTCTGGTGACATACACGACGAGCTCTCCGCAACCAATGACCTCACTCCCCTGGAGGCCATCCCGGTCCTCTACGATTCGACAATCAAGATGATCGACTACTTCCTTTCATATATCCCCAAGGTCGTCGTCTTTTGCGTCACCGGAAACCACGGTCGATTCACAAAGAAGAACTGGTGCAAAGGCCGCAATAAGCGCAACGCCGACTGGCTTCTTTACGCATTCCTGGCCAAGCATTACGCCAAGGATAAGCGCGTGCAGGTAAACGTTGCCGACGGCCCGGACATTCGTTTCCGCCTCTACGATCACCGCTACCTGCTTACCCA